AATATTCTAGTTCTTTTACGAAACCCGGATTTATTGAGTTTGATATGCCAAAAGATTGGGCTAAAATATCTATATCTGGATTGACTGGTGGTAAATTCAATCAGGTTGGTTCCTCTCTTGGTGCCCCCGGTGTTGGAGGTTTAGGTAAAGAATTGAGCAATGTAACATATGTTAGTAATTATAATAATGGTGGTGCAGAACCTTATGATTATCAAATATCTAAATTAGCTACAAATGAATTAGCGTCATATGACCCGAAAGTTATTGGTTCGTTTAAATACCTTTATCAAGTTAAAGATGCTAGTGCTGCTAAAGCACATAATAAAACTTTTTGGGTAGCTTCTAGTAGTGCAACTCATCTATTTGTTGTTGATAATGTTGCAGGACTTATTGGTTCTCAATATTCTGCCGGTAATGAAATTGATGGTTATTTACGTAAAATTAACGCCTATGACGTATTTGATGGTGTTATGAAAATAGGTAGAAATACCGATAGTGAAAAAGGTAACCCACCTGATGCGGCTGAAACTAATTATCCTTACACATTTATGTGGAATGATGCTGCAGAAAAAACTAATTTAGCATCTAACTTTGTAGACATCTACCCTATTAAAATAGTATTAGATGGTGGTGGCACTGGAAACACTGTGACCCATTTTGAAAGTGGAGCAAGACCCGGTGTAGAACTTTGGGATATATTACCTTTTAACAATTCTAATTCACAAGTAGTTATACAAAAAGATAACACTGCATTTGATATGTCTTTTATGGAATTAACTAGCGATGTGTCTGTTGCTTACGCGGGTACATATTATTCATCAATATCTAAAGGTGGTAAAGTTACCATAATTAGAACTGGCACACCAATACAAAAAATAACATTTGCTGGTAATGCTTTGGGAGATGAAGCTACATTTAGTTTTAGTGAAGAATATTTATCTTATAACACCTTACATAAATTAAGGCGTATTGAAGCAGAAGCTGTAAGAGTTATGTGGGATGAAAAACAAAAAGATGGAAGTTATGTTAGATTCTTTGGTTATATTGAAGGTGTTACAGAAACGCATAGTAATCAAGGGCCAAAAGCTAGTAAACCTTTTACTTTTACGATGATTGTTGAAGAAATATGTTTAATAGAATTTTCTGGAGTATTAATGTCTGATATAACGCCGTTAGGAGGAGTTGCAGATGGTAACACATACTCCTAAATTATTAATTGATAACACGTTGACTGAATTTGTTTCTTGTGATTTAAAAGTGCGTGGCAATAATACTGCTGCACAATTAAACTTTACTGTAACTCAACCCGAACTGTCATATCGTAAGTATTGGAATAAAGAAGTTGTTTTGTTTTTTGATATATCTGATGCTACTCCTATATTTAGAGGTAGGATTGTTAACAGTGATATAGTTGATAATATAGGGCTTAGATTTACTGCTGTTGATAATTTTGGTTTTTTAACTGGTCACGACAAAGCAAAGGTTATGCTTACTGATGAATCTAATGTTGACGGGTTGAGTGGAGGTAATGCAATAAAAAAATTAATACAACTTGCTAATTTAGATAGTGTGGTTGGTACAGATTATATTGGTGACACTAATCCCATAATAAATCCAGACAAAATGAGAGGAGATGTAATCATTTTAGATGCTATAAAAAGTATTTTGAAACAAGTTGTAAATTATAACTCAACTGTTACTAGAGAAAATTACGTCAGAAGATTTGACGATGGTTCAAAAACTCAAATAAAAATTGATTTAGCTGCTGATTTAGATAATGCTACGCCAATAAAAGTATATAGTTATGATAATATTATAACTTTTAAAGTCAACAATCGTAAAATACCCACTATAATTAATGTAAAAGGTGATAACTCTTTTGGGACTTACAAACACGATTCGTTTATTGATTCTTATGGAGAAAATCCTTTGAGTGTTGATAATAAACAATTAAAATCAAAAGCTGAGTGCGTAGAGTTTGGATACAAGATATTCGAAGCAAATAAAAAAAATCAATATGAATACACTATAGAAACAGCTGACGGTGTTTACTTAAATGAAGGTGACGTTGTTGAAATAATTAGTGATGATGTAGACGTGTCAGGAAACTTTAGAATTATTGGTAAATCTTTATCTTTAGGTTCTAACGATTATAAATTACAGTTAACTATAAACAAACAACCACCTATACTATCTCAATTCTTATTGTAACAAAATGCACAGTATCTTTTACCTTCATATGTATATATAAAAGCCCTTTTTAAACAACCAGAACACTCTAGTACTCTCAAACTTAATCAGTCTTTCTTGGTAACTGTTGACCAGAACCGTATGCTTCTGTATTGGAAGGATTTTCAGTCCTATACCTAATACCTTCACCGATAGTAAATGAACCATACTTGAAACCTACACCACTGTCGTTTAACTCAGCTCCAATGTAAGGGTGTGGGTCTTCCATATTGATACCGTTTCCACCACCGTTTCGTCCCATTTTGCGTCCATATCCAGTTACATCTTTTTCAAATGTCACACTTATCACCTACACAAGCATACTCTTTTCCGCCTTCAGTTGCATCCTGAAGTTCGTACTCTGAAAGCTTGCTGTAGTTAATATCGGGGAAATTCTTTATAAGGTTTTCGTAGGTATAGTGGTCTATTTCCTCATATGGGGCTAAAGTATACTGTCCGCCATCATATGGTAGGAAAGATACACCGTTGATTATATCCCAGTTTTTGTATACCCAGTTACCCACTTCGAACCATTCATCTTCTTTTACATATACAGTCATACTAGCGTTGTGTTCACACCAGTTTAATTGTAAGTTCTTGTAGTGTTTGAGTTGGTCCATAGCTGTCATATCCTTTCTGGTCATACAACCTTCTGGTGATTTAACTGGAAACTCTAATACCCAAGTAGTTGCATCTTCTTCTGTCTGTCCGTTTTCTGGAACACAAGGTACACCTTGGTCCTTCAACATTGCAAGTAATGGGTCAGTAGCAGCAATCCTATATCTTCTAATGTAGTATTGCGAGTATCTTGGGTGACACCCACTAGCTGAATCTACTAGTTGTGAAACTGTGCCTGAAGGCTTGACGCAAGTGGTAGAAACAGGCATATTAACATCTAGTGCTGTAGATGCTTTACGAGAAATGCGCAAAACACGCGATTTAAGGGCTTTTAAGGCCTCCGAGTTCATTAACAGAGGATTATCCATTTGACCAGTCAAACTGACTCCTAAAAGCCGTTCTACGTCACAGTTCTTTTTCCACTGTTTCCTAAGATATGGAAAGTTAGTAAATGTAGATTGTAAAACACCAAGCCAAGTTGCTGTCTCCACCTTGTCTAATAATGAATCTAAATCATCCTCTTCTCTAACTACTACCTCAGACAGGTTACAAAATTCCATATCACGTAACATAATTTCACCACAAGGGTTAGTTCCTTGTATTTTTGATGAATATCTTCTGCTAGGTGCTTGGTTCTGCGCGGATTCTAAATTAAATATCCCACGTTCACCACTGCCCGATTTTGCCAACACACCCCATTCTACTAAGAAATCAGCAGCTGTTGGTTTTTCCCTGTATATAGCTGAGTTATTTGCCATAGCTCTTCTGATAGGAAACGGCCAATCTTTTGCGTGTCGCATATCTTCATCGTTTAAGTCCGATAGTGATATCTGCGAACTACGTCTTACTCCACCTGCCACTACTATCTCTGCAATCTGATTAGCAATGTCGTGACATTCTAAAGAGGTTAGTTTTCTACCTTGTGCGTTGTGCATAGTTTCACGTATAAAATCGTGTAACTTAATGAGTGGTTGCGGTCCTGATGAACGACCACCCATTGTACTTAGACGGGCCCCCTCCGGTCTTAGTTGTGAATAATCAAAGTAAAGGTTTTGTCCTTCATATAAACTTGTCATAAGTGTTTTTACTGAATCTGCCCATCCTTCTCTAGAGTCATCTATAGTTACTCTAGCAATGTCTTTGCCTGATTTTATTTCAGGAATAGATGGTAACTTACTAACTTCATCTTCTTCTACAGAAAAACCAAACCCAGTACCACACATTAGTATGTGTAAACATTCTGCAAATGCTTCAACACAGTTCAACTTCGCGAAAGAACAGTTGTAGATAACAGTGTTGTCCTTTTCTGCTGCTGGTCCTGCGGACCAAAGGAACCTCATAGAAGGCATAACAGCAAAGTCTAACATATACTGTCTTATCTTTTTAACAGTTTTTTCTGGTATCTTTTCACCGTTTTTTAAAATTAAAAAATCAATAAATCTTTCTATTGTTTCTGGCCACTCTTCACGTCGACCTTCATCTTCCATCCAACGGGAATACGTTCTCTTGTATATAAATTCGGCTACTTCATTTTTAAACATTGTATCACTTCTTTTTCATTGCTTCCTATTCTACTTAAAGGTTTGCAGCCCACCGTTGCCAAGGGTCTTCAATTATTCTTAATTGTAATTCTTTCAACGCTGGTTGTAAGGACCATTCTTTCATTTTTACAAATGTAAAAATTGTGGGTATCACAAGTATTTTACCGTACTTACTTACACCTTTACAAAATGCCCAATGCTCACAACTACCCATCATCCTACCCTCTACAGTGTAAGCTGATTCCTTTCTTTTAGTTGCCCACTCTGTATTATTTACAGCCTCAGTTCTAACCAAAGCTGCACCACCAAATGCTGAGTTTACAATCACAGGTTCAAGGTTCTTCCATCTCTGTCTGTCTTCCTTCCTTTGGAATGGATTACAAGAGAGTAATAACCCTTCGTTGTTGTCTTTGTCTTGTATTGCAAATGTATCATAGTATGTTTGTTTACCACACATACACATATTACACTTGATAGTTTGTTTGACAAAAGGTGTGCACATTGCAACATCGTCCTTCATATACTTTAAGTAATCTTCAATTATGTTTTCATTAAAATCTACATCAGAATCTATTATAAAACAGAAATCACTATCAATCGGTTTTATCCCGTTTAATAATCTATTTCTATAATAGGTCATCATTTTCATTCTTTCTTCATCTGGTGTATGTCCAAAGGTTGGTGCATCTAGTATTTCACTTATGACTTTACCCTCTCTAGATAACATCCATATTTCTAACTCTTCTACTGTTCTATCTGTAGAATCATTTTCGTAAAAGTAATATTCCATTTGATATTTCTTTTCAAGTTTTTCTAATCTAGAAAAAAGTTTAGGTAATATCTTTTCACTATTTCTAAATAAACACATTACAGTGATTTTCATTTTTGATATTCCTCTTTCAATTCACTTCTTATCTTTTCTTTATCTACATTGAATTGTGTTAGTGGGCCATCTTCATACATTGGCATATCTGCAAAACCCATACTATCATAAAACTGTTGTGTCGCGTGAAATCCTTGTGCGCCAATGTACTTAGCTAAATTGCGTGATGTACTAACTTTAATTTGTCCAGATAACATCATTGCTATACATTTCGCTCCATCTTGACTATGTGCTACGTTTGGATTTGCACTATAATCATTATATAATTCATATATCTTATCTACAGGGCGATATGCATAATCTTTACCACTTACTATTTCATAATACTTATCAAAAAACGATTGACGTTGCTGCCACGATTCTTTAGTAGTGCCGTATGACCACAAGTGTCCCATCTTCTTCATTTCTGAATCATTGCCTTCTTCTTTATTTTCACTGTACGCATTGAAAAAACCTATCGATGGGTCATCTCTAAATGTATCAAACATATTAGCTATTGTCTGGAAATAGTGTTTAGATAAAACTAAATCATCTTCTAAAAATAATACTTCATTAAATCCTTTATTAATAAACATAGTATGTTCTGCTTTGCGCCAGTTTTCACATATTCCTATATTACCTTCTGATTCATATACAGAGGAAGTAGGAAACATTTCTTTGAAAGTAGTTACACAGTCAAACACATCATTGTAATATGCAGTCTTCCTCCAAGAATATGCATTTACTACTCCATCTTGGAATAAAAATATCTCAAAGTCTTGATATGTTTGTTCTTTAATACTGTCTAATACTTGTTTCAGATAGTGTGGCCTGTTGTGTGATAAAATCGCTACTTTCATTTTAACCTCAAAGCTACTATTGACTGCCCGTTTTTAATACTTTCTACCTCTTCATACATATTAAACACCCAATGATATTCTGGTCGTTCCCAAAAATCGTGGATGAATACAACTGCATTATCTGATAGGTAAGGTATAACTTTTTCTGCACACTGTGGTCTTGCCCGACCATCTATCAAAACTAAATCAAACTTTTTATTTAGTGTGTCTACGTAATTAATATAATCTTCAAATTGTATTGGGTCTGTAGGAATAGTTCTTGGTAAATTGTTTGGTACGTGATGTAGTAAAACGTTAAGCGGTTTTACCTTAAGTACGTCGTTATACCAGTTATTATCGTGTTCAATACTGGTATACGTTTTAACAAAAGTGCTGAAAAATAAAGTACTTCCTCCGGCACCCCATTCCAACATATGCTTATTAGGGGATAAATACTTAGTAATAACATTTATTTCTTCTTGAGTCATCCAGACGTGAGTAACGTCACTCATTTATAATCTACAATGATTCTGTTACCTTTCTTTTTACTTTTTGTTGTAAGTATCCCCATTGCATCTCCTTAATTAAGCGTAAGGACTAGAAGCTGCGTTTTTCATCACAGGTTCTTTTTTCTTTTCTTCTTCCTTCACTTCTTTCTTTTCTTTCTTTTCTACTTTCTTGTCAGCCATTATGCACTTCCTGACACTGTTTTGTAAGTTGTACCTATTAGTGCTGACTTTTCTTCCTCAGTTTTACCCCAAGGAACCATAGTTCCTGACAATGTATCCCAAGCCAAACCTACGATTTGGTCTTGAGTCTTACCGGTTGTTGAACCGCTAGCTACCACAGTATCCCAATACTGGCTTCTACCGTTAGGCGAGCAAGTTGCCGTGAAACCTACACATATACCAGTAGGTTCTTCAGCAGGGTACCATTCATATCTTGTTACTTTGTAATCGGTGTGATGTGACATATTTACCTCTTTCTTTTAGTTGTTTTGCGTTTTTTCTTCCCAGCAGTTCTGTACGCAATTGCTGCTGCTTGTTTAGGTTTATATCCTTCTTTCCTAAGTTTCCGGATATTTTTACTAATCGTCTTTTGTGTCTTTCCCTTCTTCAGTGGCATCTGCATCCTCCTGTAAGTCCACAAGGAACTTTTGCCATTTATCTTCAAGCTCGTTATCTTCAACGAAGTCACCAAACACTTTATTGTTTGCTTCAATTGCATTTTGTAACTGTATGTGTGACTGTTCTACCTGTGTAAGTCTGTCGCCCATACCTTTCAATTGTGCAATCAAAAAGTTCATATTACTAAACACTAATGTTTCGTCGTTTCCTTCTTGGAAACCAGCTATCCATTTTTCAAGTTCTTCTATTCTGTCCTCTACTTTTGTCATTGTTAACTCCTATGTTAGCAGCACGAGTTGCTGGAACATACTTTTAGTTCTATTAATCTATCCTTTGAATATCTATTTATACCTTTCGCTGCGAGGTTCTTTATATGCATACCAGCTCTGTTGTCGTCGGTATACCAACCCCAGTCTCCGGCGGGTTCATTATATATACATCTAAATATAAAGGCAACGTCATCTTGTTTCCACCCTGCATTCAATAATTCTGTCGAAATAATGTTGTTCTGTGTGTGTGATGAATGACCAGAATCTATACACTTGTTTAACATTTTCATAATACATTTGCGTGGTTCTAGTCTATACATATTAGGTACATAACCAGTTGTGGGTTGAAAACCTTCAGACTTATTGATTTCATTAATTAAATAATCTTCACTATTAGATGGTGTATATCTTATTCCTAATCTATCACAAACAAAAAACAATAATTCTTTTGTAATTGTTGTATTTTTTCTTCTATCTACATCAAGTTGAACGTATTCTTTAGTTGACATTTCTTCTATTTCTTCCATAGTCTTATCTAAATCATTAACTGATATTTCAATACATTTTCTTCCAGTAGGTTCGTATGTTTGTTTGTCAAGGTATTGACTACCCGGCATCCTACGCATACAAGATACACTGTTACCTATACAATGTTCATCTAGTGTTGTAAGTGTATATTTCTTTTTAAGATGCATAAGAAAGTCTCTGATTGATTGTCTTTTTACTGATACTGGTAAATCTACTGGTTTTGGAAAATCAATGTTTAACTGAAATCCTCTACCACCTGTATAGTATATTCTAGGTTCTAAACCTCTAGGTTTACAAAATCTATTGTAAAGTTTTTTCACATCCTTCAAACACTTGTTTACATCTTTGTTATGGTCAAAATCAAACCATATAGTGTTTATAACTGCACTATCGTAATTTACCTTTTTACCTTCTAGCCCTGTAAATGTGTATACACTAACATAACAATTACGTTTACCGTTGAATTCGTCTAATGATGTTAGTAAATCTAACACTGTTTCGCAACGTCTTATTCTGGCTGGGATTCCAAACTCTCTGAACATAACTCTTCCATTTCAATCACCCAAGAAGTAGGGATGCATATAAAATCTACGCCATCATAATCTGTATAATGGTATGTAACTATTATAGCTCTCTCATCTTGTGCTACTACCTCACCTACTGTTTCACAGTAACATAAGTGTTCACTTGGGTCCTCTACATTTATTTTTTTCATTCTCGTTTCATTTGTGGCATCTAACCACTTAACTTTCATCAATGGTCCGTATTTACCTAGCATCTTTCCATTCCTCAAACAGTTCAGCTACTGTATATAGGTCATCACTGTGTGTATAATACTTACAACTGGATGGTGTTTCATCTACAAATATTGCTTTCCTAGGTCTATCAAACAACAATCTGTCATATGGTATTTGATGTACTTCTAACCACTGTTCTGTTTTTAACTTAGTTTCTAAATCGTTAAGTCTAGTAGACCATATTGTAATATGATGTCCTTGTTTCTTCAACCACTGCATAAATTCAGTAACATTAGCTATAGGCCTTGACGCATTTATATCTGCGTGAGGTGTGCATATTACATCATCCATACCAAAGACTAAATTCAAACTTTCACCGTTTTCAACCAGTTAGTCCATTTAGGAGCAATAGAGTTATTCCAATCGTAGTGTTTTACTGCATATGCTCTTGCATTTTTACTGTGTTCTTCTAATACATCTCGATTTTTATAATAGTGCTCGAACGCTTTAGCTGCTGCGTGTTCATCCCACATTGCTCGCATAGGCGCTGCTCTGATAGGAGTGTCCCACATCAAATCTTTGTAAGGCACTAAGAATCCTCTGTCTGATTCTATTAAGTTATCATCACCCTCTAAACCGTGCGGTAATAACATTTCTTCTGGGCATTCTGGTTTGTCTGCACCTACAATTTCATAACTTGTAGTGTAGTTACATATTACATTAGGTTTACCACAAGCCATTGCCTCTACTGTAGGTATACCAAATCCTTCACCACCTGTTGGTAACGCGTGAATATCCATCATATTATAGATATCTACCATACCTTTGTCGTCAGGGTGTTCGCCATTTTCCATATTACCCATAGTTGGTGGTATCATATAATCTTCAATACCATATACATTTTTAGCCATATGG